TGATATTTTAGCCATGTGGTAATTATAACACCCCTTTTAATAATCCTATTAAAGAATATAATTGCTGTAGCCAATAACCTGAAGTGGGATTGGCGCTGGATTTGTTTTTGAATATCCAAATACACTTACGTTAATAAACTGAACTCTAAATGGCAAAACCTCTTGAACTCTTGCTTTTGGTTGTATGTGATCTATACGAACTCTTCTTAAATCAAGTTCTTGGACCTGTGCGTGTGCTAATTGGTGTGTTGGCATTACTGTGTTACGTCTTCAATAATAACCATTGACCCTTTGGCTACCGTCCAAACTCTGCCTTCTGATAGAAGTTCTGTGAGTTGAATGTCGAAGATGTCTCCTGTCTGAAGAAGTTCAGATTGTGAGGATGTAAGGTTTACAGTAAAACTTCCCTCTGTATCTTGAAACTCAATTGGCTGAGGGGATAAAGAAATAACAAGGGTTGCATTACGACGAATGTCCATTTTAACTTGCCAGTCTTCAAGAAGAAGTGGCTCTCTTGCATCATTAGTTACATAAACACGAAAGGCTGCTGAATCACCACGAACAACTGTCCAACGAATTTCTGGTGGAGCAGCACCTAGTGCATAAGAGTCTGTGGGTTGATTTCTAAAGGTAGCCATAATGTTATTATATCACGACAACCCGTCTTTAAGGGCTCCCCAGGTACCATTACCTTTTGTTTGAACGACTATCATTCCACCATTTGGTTTAGTTTCCTTAATTGCAAGAACTCCAACATATCTTGCTGGCCCTGTTGCTGGACGAACTGCAACAAGGTTTCCAGTGCTATCTATATAAATTTTTGCTCCAGCAGTAACATCACCAAAAACTGTTGTATTCATTTGTATAATTCCAGAAACTACAGCAATACCGTCACCACCAGTAGAACTAGCAGGAAGCATATCTGCTTGTAGTAAACCAAGTATTGGAAAGTTTGGATTATGGTCAGGGCTTGATGGATTATATTTTTGTACAAGAGGCTTTAGTTTTCCACCATGAGAAACGCTTCCAGAAATAAATACTGGAGTTCCTGCGGGAAGTGTAATAGAAGAACTTGCATTTCTTACAGGAGAAGCAACACTTGTCATTCCTAGTGGTGGCAAAATATCATTTAAAGCATCAACAAGTACTTTAATGTCTCCGTGTACGTTCACGGGATCAGAAGCAATTGGATACTTCATAGTAGGATAATTAGATGATACGCCTGTGGCCATAATCTTTATTATACACCTAGATTTGACTTTTAGATGAAAATTATGTTATACTAGGTAGTAACACCTACCAAGGTGTTATTGTTTTCTAAGGAGGAAACTATGATTAAATTTATCGAAAGAAACAAAGAGATCATTAGCACACTCAGTATCGTAGCACTAGTAACGGTTTTGTCAAACTCTGCTAATGCTATTTCAGATCTTGATACAAAGAATAATCTTAGCCTGGAACAGGCTCAGACATCGGAAACCGCCTCGAAAGAGGTTTTTTTGGTTTCTAAAGCAAAAAAACTAGAGAGTTTTGAGAACAAGGTTTCTCTGACTGATTTAGAACTAAAAGAACTGCTATCTCTCGTAGGCTTCAAGGGCAAAGACCTTGTAGTTGCTTGGGCAGTGGCTAAAAAAGAGTCTAATGGGCGACCACTGGCTTTTAATGGCAACCACAAGACTGGTGACTCATCTTATGGAATGTTTCAAATCAATATGATTGATACCCTTGGTCCTGATCGTAGAACCAAGTTTGATCTTAACTCTAACGCCGAACTTTTTAATCCCGTAAAAAATGCTGAAATTGCATACTACATGACAAACGGTGGAGAAGATTGGTCTTCTTGGAAGGGTATTACCCCAAAGACCAAAATGTGGATGAACAAATTTCCTAAGTAGTATATCAAATTAGGACCCCTCTTAGGAGGGGTTCTTTTTTGTTTCTTGAAGAATCCAATTGTAGGTTTTTTCAATTCCATCTCTAAGAGACATTGAATAATCCCAACCCAACTTATCTCTAACCAAGTCATTATTAGAATTTCTTCCTCTAACACCAAGAGGTCCAGGAATGTGCATCTTGCTTAAAGTCTTTCCTTCAATGCTGCAGGCAATATCTACTAGTTGATTGATTGTAACCATTTCTTCAGACCCAATATTGACTGGTCCAGTAAAATCTGAGTCCATAAGCCTTCTTGTTGCTTCTATGCATTCGTCTATGTATAGGAATGAGCGGGTTTGTTCTCCGTCCCCCCAAATTTCTATAAAGCCATCTGCTTGTATAACTTTTCGACACATTGCAGCAGGAGCCTTTTCTTTTCCACCATCCCAAGTTCCTTCTGGTCCATAGATATTGTGATAACGAGCAATGGCTACTGGGATTTTGTTGTTTCTGTTAAAGGCTAAAAACATTCTTTCGCTAAATAGTTTTTCCCAGCCATACTCGCTGTCAGGATCTGCAGGGTATGCATCAGACTCTTTCAATCCAGGATTATTAACATCCAACTGTTTATAATCAGGATACATGCAGGCAGAACTTGAGTAGAATATCTTTGTCTTATTGATACCATATTTATCATTTAGTCTTGATTGTGCTCTTAGTAAATTTAAATTAATTAGTGCTGAGTTTTCCATTATCTGAGAGTCATGCTCTCCAGTAAATATATATCCAGCACCCCCCATGTCAGCAGCAAACTGGTAAATCTCATCAAACGCTGATGTGCCCATAGGGTCTATTACGTTTTCAACATTTTCATATACAGATAAATCTCCAATTACAAAATGATCAGCAAACGAAATAGAAAAGTCTGGATATTTTAGGTCTGCGCCTCTAACCCAATAGCCTTCTGATTTTAATCTTTTAACCATGTGGCTGCCAATAAAGCCACCTGCTCCTAAAACTAACGCTTTTTTCATTTATTCTCCATAACTCTTATACTTAAAGTATATCCCTATATTTAGATATTTCATTTTCCCAAAACTCTGATATATGCAACTGCTTGTGAAGTCCAGGATGAGGGTAGTGTGCTCCAGGACCCTTTACTCTACCATAATCATATGCAATTTTGTGGTAGTCGTAAGCATAATCAAATGGCTCTGGGTACATGTCTTTCCATCCCTGGTGGCATCCATCCCATCCTATCATTTCATATTGTGGCAACAATTCTGAAACATTATTGGCAGAAACCCCAAGTTCAAAATTTGAAGGAAATTCTTTTTTTGTTGTGTCTGGAACATAATGCCTAAAGTTATTTTTTATAAACTGTTCTTGCTCTTCGGTCATTCCGTTTGACCATGTAGTCCAAATTAGTTTAATTCCAGATGCCTCGCAAAATGCTTCTAACATTTTTATGTGATCAAGATTTTGATAGTAAACCCATTCATATGGCAAAATTTCTTCATAATCCCAAGGAGCACTTGCTTTAGTCTTTTTAGCCTTATGATTAATAAACCATTCGTGCATTGCTTCTCCATTATCACTAACAAAATATAATCTTTCAAAATTAGCAAAATGAGCAATAACTATTTCGGGCTTATATTGATATTGATGAATCATTCCAAAAAAACTTGACACCAACTTGTTTGCAGATGCTCCAGAATAAGATATATTGCCAATACTGGTTCCTGTGCGACTAGAAAGAAGGTTTGTCCATCTAAGATGTTCTGGTAAACCTTGTCCAAGCGTTATAGAGCATCCTAGGGCTATGATTGGTGGCTTTGTAGAAAACTCTACCGACCTTAATCCATCACTGTTCCATGTATATTCGTATTCTGGTCTTTCTATTTCTGAATGCCCTGCTAAAATTTTTTGTGTACTGCTATAATTTTTTTTTGGTTTAGTTTTGTCAAAACCAACATGAGGAATAACTCTTGGGTTAAACATATCGAATAACATTAGTAAATAATATTCCCTTTTTTAATTTTTCTATATTTGCGCCACATTTTAAATTTATAGACTATTCTTTTTAGCATTTTGATTCTGGCCATTCTCTCCACCACATCTTTTTTCCATTATCCAAGATATGGTTATTCCAAGAGTAAGGCTCTCCTATTGCTTTAGGTGGATTGTCAAAAAAATCCCAAGTTTCAATTCCTTTTTGATTTCTATTTCTATGTATGTACGCTGTATAAGTGCTTCCTGAAGTTCCTACAAAATTTGTAGCATGATGCATAACTAGGTTACAAATTAAACCAAAAACAACTTCATCTTGAAACGGCAAAGCCATAAACTCATCTTTAAAATTGTGTACAATATACTCATCTAATAGAATAAACCTGTGCTTATTGTCTTGAACCATTTTGTGTCCTGGTTCACAGGTTGTCACAACTATTGGCAAATTGTTTTGCCCAAACTTGTCTAGCCAGCCTTCAAACATTTCTTGAGTAGTATTGAACATCTTAACATGATCTGACAACCTTAGATGCATTCCCTGAAAATGACCAATAGAATAATAAATTTTATCTGCTAGATCTGTGTATTCTTTTTTAAACTTAACTGATGATATTGCCTTATTTAACTTTTGACTTCTATTATAAAAAAATCTAGAATACCAGCCTAGTGTAAATTTTATGTGAAGAGTCTTGTCTAGTGGAACTCTCTGTCGTCCTTCGGCAAACATAAGTTCGTCCTCTGAAACTGTTTCACTATTACTATAATAAAAACCATTAATCATGTCATCAATAACAAATTCTTCTTGTGGAAAACTATTTATTTTTTCATTAATAAAAATCAAATTTTGATCAAAGTCAAGTAAATCCAAAAGGTGTGGAAATTGGTTTGCATTTGTAAAACCTTCTCTTTGGCTATTATAAAATCTGCTTGGTGTAAAAATAGGTATACTATTTGTGCTATATAAATTTGTATCAGCAGTATATTTTGCATAGTGAATTATTGCTGGAACATTTAACTCATCAGATAATCCTGCTGCCAACTCAAGACTCATCACCTGATTTATAAGACCTGTTGGATTATATAACTGAAAAAATAGTTTATTCATTTACATTACTTCTGTTTTTGGCTCTTCGCTATCAACTTTTTTACGGATGTCAGTGTATAGGTACTGTGGGCCATGCTTAAAAAACCAATGATCTGGTTCTGTGTAAAAAAAGAAAGCATTTGCAACTAAATTATTATGTGGATTTGGAAACTCTTCTCTCCAGTGCTCTTGATCATTTCCATATGAGATTACTGCATCATTTTCTTCTGGCTCGAACTTTATTCCCTCTACATAAAAATCCCAAGGTGTCTTATGGAATATTGCATAAAAATCCCAAGGTGTCTTATGGAATATTGTATAGTTAATGTGGTATGTGCAGGCATTATCATCTTTGTGTTTCCAGAGTCTTGCTTTTTCACCTTCATAAACACTTATAAGGCACCAAGATGGTAGCAGTGTTTCTGATTCAAACTCTTCTTTTGCTAATGGCAATAGCATCTCATGAAATCTTTTTAATGGTTCTGTATTTTCTTTATGAGTTCCGTCCCAAACTGCCCACTGATGTCTTCCAAATCCTTCATCAAAAGTACTTTTATCAGTTGCCCATAAATTCATTGCTAAATTTTGCAAAGCCTTATGCTCTTCTGGTGGCAAAACTGTTTTTAATAAATATGGAGATTTCATGTTACCACTTACCAATAGGACAGGTTGCAGCCTCTACCTTAGTCTTTAAATGCATCAGACATCCACACTTTTTACACTGTTTTGTTAATTTTATTAGTTCTGGACATGCTTTGCAAATTTCAAATCTTCTATTGCTAACTTCGTCATTGTCTACTAATTTACTTGGATCTAATAAGTGCCAAGGTCTTGCTGCACCTGCTGCAATTTTCCATTCATCCCATTTTGACATAAATACCCCTTTAAATTATTGTTGATTGATTATGTTTTCGCCGTCCCAGACATCACCAATAGATGCTGTTTGTCCTTCTGGAACTTTAATTATTGTTGTTTCTTCTTCTTCAGAAAAAATTACTGACATCATGTCATTACTTTGAGTATTGGCTTGTCCAAACCAAGTTAAAAGAATTATATCATTACAAACATATGAATATAAACTTGTGTTTGATCCTTCTTTTAATGATGTAGGGTCTCCACCATTAAATTTTGTTCCATCCCAAATAGCACCACTTCTAACAGACATTCCAAATTCTGTTAAATTTTTTCCAACAATTGGAAAACCGCTTAATAAAGCATTATCAACTCTTTCTTGTCTATTGGCAAATTCAGCAGGATATGAAAATGAATTCCAAACATCCCAAGTTCCTTGACTATTTTTTACTACACATGCGTACATTTTCTCTCCTTATTGTTATATAAGTATACCATTCTAATCACCGCATGGCCCAGGTACGCAAGCACCAAATGATCCACCACAGAATTGTCCATCACCACAATATCCTCCACCAGATGCCGTTGGGGTAGGTGTTGGTGCTGCTGCTGGTACTGGAGTAGGTGCTGCTGCTGGTACTGGAGTAGGTGCTGCAACTGGTGTAGGTGCTGCTGGTACTGGTGCAACAGGTGCTGCTGGTACTGGAGCAACAGGGGTAGGTGCTGCAGCAGGAACTGGAACTGGTGCTACTGGAGCAGCGGGAACTGGTGTAGGTGCTGCTGGTAC